TCAATTATATTACTTAGGTAATAGCTACACTTACCGTTCTGATGCTTTTACAATTTACGTTCCAATAGCAGTATTTAATGCTTTAGCAAGTAATAATACAGATAGAGAAAATATAATAAGAACATTTGCTAATAACTATGTTTTAGCAGGGATGACTTATTCAGTAGTAACATATTAATAACTAAAAGATGAACAAGATTATAACCACAGATGTTTTAGACCCATCAATTCAGCAACCATTTACGGCTAATTCATTAGACTTTTTACAAAACGCATCAATAGAGGCATTGTTAGCTTTTGCTGCATTCTCGAATATGGCTGCTTTCAATACTGGAAATCCAGTAGTATTATATGGATGCCAAAGACGAGCATTAGGTGGTGCTAATTATAAATTTTATGGTGGTTATGTTTACTACTCAGGAGAGATTTATACATTCGATGGTATTAACTCAATCACTATTGCAACAAATGCAGAGTTTAAAATAACGGTAACAAATGATGCAACGGCTGACCCTGTAACCTTTACAGATGGCATTAGTAGAAACGTACATAATGTTAGAAAGCTAACAATGACTGACAACGCTGGTGATTTCAATTATTCAGATTGTCAATTTGTAGGACGCATTCAAGAAACTAATAGCGTATCAGCAGTAGGCACAACAACAGTTGAAAGTGTCGTAGCAACGGTAACAACTTTTGAAGCTTGTAGTTACTTAAATGTAAGTTGGAATTGTTGGATTACAGAAAGTGGTACACATGATACAACTTATAAGATAAAGAAAAACGGAAGCACAATAAAGGAGTTTAGACAATCAGTAACAACAGGGGAGGAAACTATTTCATTTACAGCATTAAGTAATTGTAATTTTAACGATGTATTTACTGTAACAGTAACACATAGTGCTGGTAGTGGTCAGATACAAAACGGATTATTGATGATAAAGAATTAGGTGTTTTTGTTTAGTTTACACCTATTTGAACCCCTCCACCTTGATTGGTAGTGAGGGGTTTATTTATACGCTTTACCACTACCTCCAATACCATAAATAGTATTTACAGTTTTAATCATTTGCAGTTCTAAAAACTGTTGTTTTGTTATTGCCTTATAGAATTGACTACTATCTATCTTTACTGTATTTAAAGCCTGTTTAATAGTTAAACCTTCTTCTACTAACTTACATACTTTAGGGTATGCTTCGGTTATCTTTTTTAGTGTAGATTCTTTAAATGCCATTATTTTGTCTTAGTTTTAATATACTTTATGTCTTTAAAATCACCGTACTGGTCAAATATAACCTTAATAGATTGAGATTCGTTAATCTTAATAGTGCCTCCGCACATTAGCACGTTTAGTTCATCTTCTGTTAATTTACTTACTATTTCCATCTCTTAATGTTTTGTATAATTCGCAGAACTCTTTGTGTGGGTTAATATTGTTAGCATCAATATAAGCATAGTGAAATTTTATAATATCCCTTGCTAATTCACTCTCTAAAACACCTCTTTTAATGCAATCGTTTAGAAATCTTGTTTTAGCTGTACCTGTTAAATAGGTAGTTGTTTTAACACGTATAAGTGTTAGTTTTTCTCTTTGGCAGGCTTCGAGTTCTTCGCTGTTTTTTTTGTTTCTCATATTTAAAAAAGTGTTACACTATAAACAATTGGCAAATATAAGGAATACATTTGTATTATGCAATTTAAATACATAAAAAATATAGCAGAAGATTCATCCGAAGCTACTATTTTATTATACAATCAAATTGGAAGTTCTATTGATGCTGAAGGTTGTGTAACCTATGGAATTGATGGAAGTTCTTTTGCTTGGGAAATGCAATACTTACAAGATAAATGTAAGAAAATTAATGTTAGAATAAATAGTATTGGTGGTAATGTAATTGATGGATATGCAATTATTTCTTCAATACTTAATTCTAAAGTTCCTTGTGATACTTATATTGATGGATTAGCTGCCTCAATTGCTGGTGTTATTGCTATAAGTGGCAAGAAAGTTTATATGATGGATTACGGTACTTTAATGCTACATAATCCGAGTGGAGGTAACGATGCTGCTATCTTAGATTTAGTTAAAGGTACATTAGTAACCTTATTTAAAAATAGAACAGCACAAAGCGAAGAAGAAGTAATAGCAATGATGGATGCTGAAACATGGATGAATGCAAACGAAGCTAAAGCAAAAGGAATGGTAGATGTTGTCGTTTCAAGTGGTAAGAAAGTAAAAATAAATACAAGCGAAAGCCTATACAATATGGCTTTGATTTACAATAAAATAATAAACCCAAAAAAGAACATGAATTTAATCACAAACAAATTAGGATTAGATGAAAATTCAAACGAAGATGTGGTAGTTTCTAAGATTTCAGAATTGCAAAATTCTTTAGAGGAAATGAAAGCGGAAAACGAGCGAATTAAATCTGAATTAGCTAAAGCTGAAGCTGAATTAACTACTATTGAAGCTGAGAAAGAAGCACATAAAACTGCTGCTATCGAAGAAATGGTAAACTCTTTTAATGTAAAAGAAGAAGATAAAGCTGCTACTATTGAATTAGCTAAAGTAAATTTTGATGCAGTAAAAAATATGCTATCAAAACAATCAGTTAAAGAGCCTGTAAAAATCTTTGATTTCAAAAACGTAACTACTCCTAAAGGAACAGAAGACCGTTCGGCTTGGACTATTCGTGATTGGGAAAAGAAAGATGCTAAAGGATTAGCTGAAATTAAAAATAACACTCCTGAAGTGTATAATGAAATGTATAACTCACACTACAAAAAACAAAAATAAAAAATGGCAACAATAAAAAATCCATACGGAGCAGCAGCTACTTTAACAATAGCAGCAACAGGAACAACAACAGCAACAATTACAAATGCTGTTACTTATGTGTCATCTTTACCTACATTAACTGGTAATGGTACATTAGATTTAACATTATCTTCTGAATTAGTTGCAGGAGCGCAATTATTTGTAAAGGTAAAAACAACAGGGTCAGAAACTTTTACTTTCGGAACAGGTATTGATGCACCAGTAGTTACTGGTTCAGCAGGTAAAACTTGGACTCAGGGGTTTTGGTACGATGGTACTATCTTTTTACCAATGGGAGCAAAAATTCAAATTGATTAATCCAAATAATAACAATTAAATAACAAAAAACAATGGCATTACAAAAAGAAGTTTGGATTGCAGACATCCAAGAAAATTTATTCGCTAATAACGAATTTATCAATAGAGCTACTGACCACTCAATGTGGATTAGCAATAAAACAGTTCACGTTCCACAAGCAGGTGCTAACCCATCTGTAAAGAAAAACCGTACAGTATTACCTGCTGCGATTTCTCAAAGAACAGATACTGATTTAACTTATGATATGGCAGAATATACAACTGACCCTATCTTGTTGACTAAAATTGAAGAGTTGCAAATTAATTATGCAAAACGTCAAGATGTATTACGTCAACACGTTTCAACGCTTGGTGATGTAATTGGAAACCAAACACTTTACGCATGGGCTCCAGCAGGTGCAGGTACTTACCGTAAAACAACTGGTTCTGCTGTATCAGGTGCATTAGCACCATCTGCAACATCAACTCGTTTAGCTATCACTTTAACTGATATTGCTGCTGCAAAAGGGATTTTAGATTCTCAAAATGTACCAGCAAATGGACGTGTATTGTTGATGCCTTCTGATATTTATAACTCACAATTGTTAGCAATTCAAGATATTTATCAAGCACAATCTTATGGTTCATCTGCTTTACCTTCGGGAGTTGTTAATCGTATTCATGGTTTTGATATTATGGTACGCCCTTCAGTAGTAGTTTATGATAACTCAGGTACACCGGCATTAAAAGCTGTTGATGCTGATGGTACACCAACAACTGAAGCAACAACTGATAACATGGCTTGTTTAGCATTCCATCCATCATTTGTTTGTAAAGCAATGGGTACTACTGATGTATTCTATGATGAAGACAAACCTGAATACTACGGTTCTGTATTCTCTGCATTAGTAATGCACGGAGCAGCGAAGTTGCGTACTGACCAAAAAGGTATCGTAGCTATCGTACAAGCTAATTAATAATTAAAGCACACTCGATTAACTTCGGGTGTGCTTATTTAAAACTAAAACTATGACACAAGAACACGCACAAAGAGAGGCTTCTAAGCATTTAAACAATCCTGATGTTAAAACATTATGTGTATTATCAGATGGTGGTGTTTATATCAACAACGATTTAGAAGTAATGAAGCAAAACGCTTTAGACAGAGGTAAGAAAATCTTTATTTTTAAAGGTGAAACTGAGAAACTGGATGAAGTAGTAGCAGAACAGGTTGAAGAAGTGAAAACTGAAGAACCTAAGAAACCAAAAAAGAAATAATCTTAAAAAATTTATCATAAATGAATGATGTAGTATTTATTAAAGGTCAGGGAGGTTTAGGACGTCCATTAGCTGGCGAAGACCATATCTCAGGACTTTTGTTTTATACTTCAGCAACTTTACCAACTGGTTTTAGTTCTAATGACAGAATTAAACAAGTATTTAGTTTAGCTGAAGCTGAAGCATTAGGAATTACAAATGTAGGTACTGGTGGAACGGCTGCTACTGCAACATTTGAAGTAACAAATAAGGGTGCTGTGGGAGATACTGTTAAATTAGTTGTAACAGGAATTGAAGGAGCGGTAACGATTGCAGAATATACACAAGTAACGGCTGATGTTGTTTCTTTGACCACTTCAGCTACACGATTAGCAGCAGAAATTAACTTGGGTACATTAACACATGGTTATAGTGCAACGTCAAACGTAGCAACAGTAACTATTACTGCACCATTAACAGAAGGTTTATTTTTAAATAGTGGAACACCTTATGTAGCTACATTAACTGGAACGGTTGCAGGTACATTAGTACAAAAAGTAGTAACAGGAGTTGCAAGCACTATTGATATTATGCACTACCATGTAGAAGAATACTTTAGAGTACAACCTAAAGGTAATTTGTATATTGGTATTTATGCAGTATCTTCTGACTTTGCAGAGGTAACAACAATGCAAAATTACTCACTTGGTACTATTCGCCAATTAGGAGTTTATACACAAGCAGCTTATGCAAGTGGAACTGTAACATTGTTACAAACACAAGCAACAGCAAACGAGGCAAACCATAAGCCTTTAGAGATTCTTTACAACCCTGATTTTCAAGGTACATCAGACTTGACTACATTATCAAGTTTACACACATTAACAGCACAAAATGTATCTGTAATGTTTGGACAAGATGGTGCAGCAAAAGGATATAAACTTTGGAAAGCAACAGCTAAAAGTATTGGGTGTTTAGGTACTTGTTTGGGTGCTATTTCATTATCTAAGGTAAGCGATTCAATTGCTTGGGTAGGTAAATTTAATATGGCATCAACTGAGTATGATACATTAAACTTTGCAAATGGTCAAGTTTACAATGTTATTTCTGATGGTTCTATTAGTAACTTAGATGCAAAAGGATTTGTATTTTTAAGAAAGCATATCAGTTTGTCTGGTAGTTATTTTAATAACCCTTATACTGCTATTGCAATTACTTCTGATTATTCAAGAATCAATAACAACAGAACAATTAACAAAGCAATACGTGGATTAAGAACATTCTTACTGCCAGCTTTAGCAAGTCCTATTCAAGTAAATTCTGATGGTACTTTAACAGATGATGTAGTAGCTTATTTTGAATCACTATGTAAACGTGCTTTAGATGTAATGCAAAGAGATGCAGAGGTAAGTGCGTTTAGCGTAACTATTGACCCATCACAGGACATTCTTAGTACTTCTACATTAGAGATTTCAGTAAGTATTGTACCTATTGGAAGCGCAGATAATATCGAAGTAAACGTAGGATTTGCAGTTAGTATTTAATTTATAAAAAGATAAAAGATGAACAATTTAGCACCTTTAATTAACGGTAAAAGCTACGAGTGGAGCGACATTACGATGAATGTAATGGGTGTGCCTATCGTTGGTGTAACTGCAATAAAATATGATGAAACGCAAAACATGACTAATATTTATGGTGCAGGACGTAGACCAGTATCTCGTGGATATGGTCAAATTGAGCCAACAGCATCTGTAACCTTACTCATGGAAGAAATAGAAGCGTTGCAGGCTGTTGCGCCTAATGGTTTGATTATGGATATTCCTGAATTTGATATTATCGTAGCATTTACAGATACTGCCTTAGTACCAAGAATCCATAAAATTAGAAACTGCCGTTTCAAAAAGAATAGCAGAGAAACTGCAACAGGTGATACTTCAATTCCAGTAGAATTAGAATTGATTATATCGCACATTGATTGGATTTAATAAAGAGTAAAACTAAAAACTAAAAGAATGAAAACTAAAGAAGAATTACAATTAGAATTAAACAGTTTAAAGGGAAAGCATAAGGTAGTTTATACTATTGAAGCCCCTTTAAATGATGAAGAAACAGAAGTAGCTACTATTTACCTATCTAAGCCTACACGAGTTGTTTACGCAACGGTGGGTAAGTTGGCACAAGGTAATGACCCTTTAAAAGCAGTAGAATCATGCTTAAAATCATGTTATATTGGTGGGGATGATTTAAAGTTAATCTTAGAGAATGAAGATGCTTTAATGAGTTGCGAGGCTGCTGTTGTTAAGATGTTAGAGAAAAAAGAAGCTGTTTTAAAAAAAAATTAAAAGAGTTTCAAGATTTAATAGCGCAGGACGAAATCGCAAAAAACGATGCACTCCTGCGTTTTTATTATCCACGAATTAATATTGATAAAATATCCGATACGATGTACTGCAAATTGATTGCAGAAGTATTTTGGGTATTAAAGTTTACAGGCACTTTGCAAGATAAAAAAGATGAGTAATCAGAATTTAAAATATACCCTTTCCCTTCAGGACTTATTTACTAATAAGATGAGTTCTGCAATTAATAAAACAAAAATATTAGACAAAGGTGTTGGCAGGTTAAAATCTAAAATATCTGAAGTAGGAAAGTCTTTAGCTGCAATAGGTGCTGGTGTTGCTATTGTAGGATTTGGTAAATCAATAATTGAATCTTTAAAAAATTACGAGTATTTTAGTGCTTCATTAAGAACCTTAATGAAGGGGGATATTTTATCTGCAAATGCATTAGAAAAACAATTAATTAGCTTAGCTACAAAAACACCTTTTAGCCTTGTAGAATTACAAGATGCAACAAAACAATTACTTGCGTATGGATTTACTGCTAATAAAGTAACTAAAAATATAGCAATGCTTGGTGATGTCGCATCGGCACTTAAAATACCATTTAATGATATTGCATATCTTTATGGAACACTTAAAACGCAAGGAAGAGCATTTTCTAAAGATATTTACCAGTTTACAGGAAGAGGTATTCCTATTGTTAAAGAATTGGCAAAACAGTTTAGAGTTACTGATAGCGAAGTAATGAAACTTGTTGAAAATGGGAAAGTAGGATTTAAAGATATTGAAAAAGCATTTAAGTCAATGACTAGTGAGGGAGGGATGTTTTTTAATATGATGTCAGTCCAAAGTAAAACAGTTGGTGGACAATTGTCTAATATGGGTGACCAGTGGGAGCAATTAAAAGTTAATATAGGTAAAAGCCAAACAGGAATAATAAATAGTACTGTATCAATGGTAAATAGTTTAGTTACGTCTTTAAATAACTACTTTATCCATATTAATACTGAGGCGGATAATTTTTCTAAACATGGAGCAATTGCTTTTTCTTGGTGGGAAAAGGCATTAGGTGTATTTAATTCTGCAATAACAGGAAATATGATGGACACTCCTGTTAAGGAACAGGCTGATTTTCAAAACAGTTTATCTAAAACATATGGAGGAATAAAAGATTTATCAACAGGTTATAATCAACTAATTTCATTAAATAATTTATTAATGAATCAAAAAGTTGCATTAAATAATAAAGAGATAGATATTGCTGAATATTCAAGAAAATCTGCTACTATAAAAGGGCAGATTCAAACAGTACAATCTGAAATATCTTTAATTAAAAACGATGGGATTAATAAAAATGCATCTACAATTAGTGATATGGCTCCTAATAATGCTGGTGGGATGGGCGCTGATGGAACTGGTGCAGCAAGTAAAGCTGGATTAGGTAGTGGAACTGAAGTAAGTGGTTCACGCCCTCAAAACTTAACCATTAATATTGATAAATTAAT